CAGTAAACTTACCCTCAACGCCTTGTACTATTTTACCTACTGTAACAGTAGCTTTAACTGGATTGTTGCCAATTTCTTCAAATACTGGCTCCTCACTACTGATATACTGACCTGTCCTGTCTGCAATAGACCTGAATCCATCAATAGCAGTCTGGATAGTCATTTTTCCACTTCTCTTAATGAAGTAGATTTGTTTTGATAATGGATCAAGACCTGATTTATCTGCAACATGCAGGAATAGTTTTAATTCATCATCCGTTGCACCAACTGCAATCTGACTCTTTATTAAGTCAACTTGGTCTGGTGTTATGTTTTCATATTTCATTACTTCTTTTGCCATTTTGCCTCTATATATTTGATTATTAAAAAGGAACAGTTTAAGGGCATCGTCAGGTTATACTGCACAATGAACCTTTATTGATTTAACCGCATGTATGATTGAAATTCAATGCATTGGTCATCGAATGAGAAAGATAAAGGAACTCAATCACGATCTTAACCCTTAAACTGCTATAATTATTTAGGTAATATCAGTCTAGTTGACTGTTTTGAAAAACAATGTTCCTCATATTTATCGTTCTCTTCTGCCTTGAATCGCTTTAAATCAAATTCGGTGCAGTAGTGATCATATAAATCTGGATGAGTTTTACTTAATCCTCTTTCATCAAACGCTTTTAACTCAACTCTACTCAAAGTAACCTTACCATGTGTAGAATTGATTCCGTCAAAATCCTCTATAAATTCCTTAATATGGAACTTTACTTCCTTTTCTTCAGTATCTAGTGCCTTTTTATCAGCTTTTATACCCATCAATTGCTTTATTAAAGAATCTACCTGAGTTGTTGCTTGCTTGTATTTCCCATTCTTCTTGAAATACTTGAATATTAAGTCATTCTCATCTTGAGGTGGTGGGGGTATTTTATTTAATACAAAGTCCCAAAACCTAGTTACTTTAGCTATATATGCATCTATTAAAGATTGCTTTCTCTCTAATCTAAAATGCAATATATCAGGATCAAAATATGCAAAGAAATCAACTCCTTCCATTTCTGGTTGAATTGCCAATGCATGTACTCCCTGTGCTAAGTAATATTGTGGAACTGAATCTGTCCCGGGTTCGCCCCAAAATTCTCTCATATGGATCGAAGGAGACTTTACTTCAGCTACCCTGTGGGTTCCTACTACTGTCCCATCATTGTGACAGAATAGAAAAGGGTGTTCTTTAGATATGTGTGTGGAATTATCTTTCCTGATTGTGATGCCTAAATCTTCCTTGACCCATTTTATAATTTCGGGTTCTAACCGGACTCCCCTCTTAACTGCTGGCTTATCCGATATGTCTTCTGGTACTCTAGCACCTGTTTTTTCTAAATATAATTGATATGGACTCTTCCAAGGATTGACACCTATTGCCGTTCCTGCATCCGAGCCTCCTATTCCTTTTTTCCTTTCAATTAAATCATTTACTGCGAAGTTTTTAGCAAGTTCTTCCATTTTAACCCTTTCCCGGCTTAGCCGATGAGTTTACGCAATTCGTCTTTCCTTGCTTCTATAGCTAGATAAACTGCGGTTATTATTTTATTGTTCTGGCGATTACCGCCAACAACCATATAAACATATTGTCTGGTATAACCCAAATCAATTGCTATCTGGTTTAACTTGACCTTGAATTCTTTACATTGATCTTTAAGATTCATAGACTCCTTTATTATAGTTTACAAAGGTAACAGGTCAAGTTTATTCCTTTTTATTTTTAAAGTCAATAGCAAATTGGAAAAAGTTTTTATGTTGAACCAATGCCTTTATTGCTATATCTACAACGTCTAGTTTACTTACTCTAACGCCTGTTAATTCATATTGTTCTTTACAATAATTATCTAGTATTTTCTTAGTAGAATTCTTAACTTGGAATGTACCATAATGTTCTTTTGCGTATTTATTTGAAATACTTAATTTTGGTCTTCCTTGTTTCTTCATATTACCTCTATTGATTAATTATTAAGTTATCCTGCGGTTATTACCCAAGTTCCCATAACTGGTTTCTTGGTATTAACTGCTTTCTTTATTAGATGTGCTGGACATTTTAATGATATAAGTGATTTTATCCTATGAGCAGTACCAACGTATAACATCCAATAAAGGACTTTATTCTTCTCTCTCATAGATTGGTCGCCAATTACTTTACAATACATATATATGCCACTTAGGAAAGAATTTGGACTTTTCCTTTTATCACGTATTGTTTGAAGATATTCCATACCTACGCCAATTTTCTCATAGTCACCTATTTCAATAATACTATTACACTCAGTTGCCATTCTGTCTTCAACAGTACCGCCACATAGAAAGGTGTGGAGCATTTGTGATCCTGAATATGAGTTTGATGTAGTATTCAAATGCTTGAATAAGATGTCTCGCTCCATTTTGGATAACCCATCATAACGATATGCTGATAATGATTCAATATTGTTTGCTTTGGCACATATTGCTCTTCTATGACCATTAATAAGTGTCATAGTATCACCGCAATAATGTATTGTTTCTAAAACTCCAAGTTCCCTTATACCCTTTTTAAGTGATAGAAAGGATGAATTACTAGCAGTTCTTTCCGGCGGATTAACTGGATTAGGAGTTAATCTAGATATTTCTATATCTACTAAAGTACGATTTTTAATTTTAATTGCTAATTCTTCTGGAAATAGTTTATCTGTAGAATTACTCATATTACCTCTATTATTTATGATTAATATTATTTATATATGAAAAAGGCTGGCTACATAAGTTAAACGTCTTTAACTTCCACCATCCACTCGTAATCCCTCACCAGCCTAGTTTGCAACATCCATGTCGCTAGACACGACTCACTGTGTCTAATTAGTTAAAGAATTTACTGTTATTCTTGTCAAACCAATTAACAAGTTCACCAGCTTCTTCTTCTATGCGATATTGTTCTCTAACAGGCTGTTCCTGAGCATATTCAGTGAATGCACCTATAAAGTGGTACATACTGGTATTCCCTTTCCTGTGGGGACTGTTAAAGATTCTTTTTGTATGAACTTTTCCAAAGTTATAAGGAATTTCCTTTATAAATTTGAATGAATTATCTAATGCATGATTAGAATCATACTTATTAGCGAATTTTCGCTTAGTTGTCCAATACTTATGTGGAACTCTAGAATCTCTAGGAATATCAATAGGAGCATCATTTTCAAGCATTATTCTAATATTATCATCATTGAATGGTATATTTAATGTTGTTTGGATCTGACTTAGAACTCTGTCATATGATTTCCTAGTGTCATTAACCATATTTTCTACTTCACTACTCCATATTCTGTCTCCTTTATGTACTATACGACTACCTCCTATGGATTTAGGAAGCATGATACCATTGGTGCATAAAGCATCTAATACACTTAATAAGAAATAAAGTGTGGCATTCCCTATCATTGAATTACCAGAGTATAGACCTAATTTAACCCTATCTGGTCTACCATCTATTTCTATCCCTGAGAATTTTTTCTCTGACCATTTAATAGTCATTTTAGTGTTATCAACTAATGCTCTTGTAAAGTCTAGATCATGGTTGTTATTCCCACTGAGAAAATGATCTAAAAAACTATGGTTAGAGTATTTAAGATAGGTCTTACTTACCATTCCGATTATAGGGTTATCAGGATGACGACTATCTACGATAAACTGTTGATTCCTTAAATTACTCTGAATACTAGGTTCAGATAATAGTCTACTTACGAAATTAGATGTAACAGTTGTTTCGTTTGGAGCCATCATACTCGGAAATAAGCCGGGTACTCCCATCTTAGTAAAGACTGCTTTAATACCGGGTTCAGTAATACTGCAACCTGCAAATGGTAATGTATTACCTGTAGAATGTATTTTTCTACCATCAACCATGTAAAATGTATCTCCATCATTAGGTAAATAATGGACTTTTTCATGTTCATCTTTGCAATAATCAATTAACTCATCTATCTCATCGAATCTTTGAGCGTGGTTTTGTACTAAATCTAACATATTAATCTCCTTGTGTTTCGTTAAAATATTTTTCTAGATCAGATAAGGCATCATGTATTCTATTATATTCCTCATCTGTCAATTTAGTTTCTAAATCCGCCATGTATTCCTTGACATAACTTATTGCATGGGCTGGATTTTCTACATAATATCCCATTTATCCTCCGGTTAATTCTTTTGTTCTTGGTTCTTGTGTTACTCGGTAAGATGCCGCACATGTAGGATTACAGAACGGTTTACCGCCTTCTCTATGAATAGGGCCGGGTTGCAGTCTTGCATCTGCTCCGCACCATCTACACTTTTCTTTTCC